ACACCGCTTCATCGAAGGGAAGCTACCATTTGCCAAATGGCAGTATCCAATCCCTTCCATGTAGACATTCATGCCTACTCCCTTTCGGTTTCGTTCAGTCATGGCTAAAATGGTGTGGAGCGACTGCAACAAGAACACACCAATGCCCTAGAAATCTAGGGGTTGAATAACCGTATCTTTAGACAGGGCGGTTTCCATACCTGTTTTAACCGTATCTTTATACAGGGCGGTTTCCATACCTGTTTTAACCGTATCTTTATACAGGGCGGTTTTCATACCTGTTTAGTCCACGTCTTCCATGCGACCGAAACGTTGTTGTTTCGGAGAACGCAGGATGCCTCCTCGAAGAGTGCCACCTTGAAGTGTGGAGGTGCGTGAACGTGTGTCGGTATCTTGGGCTCGCTGGTTGGCGAACCTAACTCCCTCCCACACATCCCTTTCTCTAGGCTCGTAACTCGGCAAGTTTGCCGCGGTATTGGAAGCTTGAAGCTCTCGGAACCTAGAGTCTATGTTCGCCGGTGTATCGGCGAATTCCTCTCCTCGAGACACGCGACTTGCTGTCTCTGCTAAGTCAGCTTTGTTTTGCTTGATCTTAGCTCGCAGGCCTTTAAAAAGACCGGTACGGTTCCTCGTCATAGGAGGCGAGGACGGAGGAGAGGGGGGCTTCCATTCCAAGGCTGGAACTGGAAGTTCAAAGGGGGGAGGGGGTGAAGCTGGTGGTGAATATTCCTCAAACCCAGCCAAGGGTGAGGTTGTTAAAACTGGCACCAGCTGTCCACTGATATCCGACATGGCGTCATCAGTAACGCCTTGGCTCTTAGAGCCTTCTCCCGGGCCCGAAATTTCTGAGAAGGTTTGCCCATGGATTGATTGGTCCATGACCTGTTTTCCTTCAGGTCTTCCACGGTCATTATAGTCTTCCGTGGGTAAGACTCCAGGAGAAGCCCAGTCGTAATTTCCCCCTCTGGGCTTTCTTTTGACTTCGTTCCCTGTGCCGTTGTCCTCATCTATTGATATCGAGACTGAGGCCCATTCACAGTTTCTTTCTGTGTAAGCTCCATAGGAGACGGTATAGTTGAACCGATCATCCTTGGGAATAGGAGGGGCGTACAAACACCACGCTCCATCCTCGTCATCGCATGTTAATTGAAAAGAGAGGTAACAATCACACTCTACACCTCGGTCGCTCTCAAATTTGCAATTATTCAGTTCGACATCGGGGTGTCCGGCTACAAAGGTATTATTCTTTTGGTAATTCTCAATTACACAACCTTTGTAATTCCCAACATCCCAGGCTTTCCTGTGCGTATCATACGCAATCAATCCATTCCAGGAATCCGGGGATTTACCACCAATTGATTTCACAGCCATCATGCCATTACATTCCACATAAACGTGGAACTTCCCTTTATTGGCAGGAATCACCATGTAAGGCTCCGCGTAACTTTTGTCGTTACGCGCATAGCTGGCTTGCATATTAATCCTATCCCATTTATCATCTTCCCACTTGTACATCTGTACATAATTCAACGGCTTAACGTCAATAAATTGATCGTTTCGGGCGGCCGTGATCTTGCTCTGTGGGACTCCTTCATACCCCCAAAACCTATCCTTCTTACAAGGTTTAGGTTCGGGGGTTGGCGAGGGAGGGGTGGGTTGTGGCGCTGGGGCCGGGGGGGGGGAACTGTCGTCTACCTATTTCGGGTTTTGAGTTTGACACTTAATGGTGATCCGGAACGATCCCGCGATTGCGCTGGAACCGTTTCCTTTATAAAGGATCCGGAACTGATCTTCCGTGGTGTCATGCCACTCAACCCCGTTAATAAGCCGACCTGTCCAGGTGCGTTGTCCATTTCGAGTGATGCCAAATTTGTTGACATAGGATTGTAAGCTCGTGGACTTGCAATGGGGATCAAGCTCGTAAGCGATCGACCCGGAGGAGGTGGAAGCGGCCTCGGAGATGAACTCCACCTTGACCATTGAGATTTTATACTCATGGTAGGCCTTGAGTATTCCAGAACTGAATGCTGGGCAGTCTGATAAAGACGGCCCGAACGTGATTGCTCCACTGGAACTTCCCGAGAGGTTGTCTTTAGAAAACACAAATGTCTCGCCAGACCCCCCTCTATTTCTGCCTCCTCTGTTAGGGCGTCGACGGTTTCTTCGTCGTCGTCCTCCGCGACCTGTTGGCCTAGGGGCTTGGACCATAACCATTGTGTTGCTGCGTGCAGCCCGCCTATTCCGGCGACGGTTAGGTCCTCCATTTCTTCTTTTAACCACGACCGTATTCATTAACAATTGAGCGTACGTGAGAAGAAATGCGTAGGTAAACGATATACAAAGCGACTACTGATATGGGGATTGAAGATATGAATCCTGTAGCGAATCCCGCTAGAAATTTGTAATCCAGAGTCGCTGAATCAAGGCTGAATCTCCCTCACTCGCAACTTGATGTAGGGCTGATTCTGATGGTTGAGCTAGTGTCTTCCTGAGTTCTTTTGTGCCTCCACTGGAACAAAGAGGTCACGATATAATTGCTCAACCAAACTGGGATCGTGTCGCAATTCGTTTAGAATTGACAGGCAGGCGGTGAGGTAATTGGTGATTACCTCCACGTTCCCAGACCCCGGATTGTAGCCGTATATGAGCTTGTACAGCATCTTATTGGCATTCACGGGGATTGCGCGAGAGGGGCTCTCAAAAATGTGAGAACAAAATTCCAGTTGTTCACTCCTCTCGACTTTGAGACCGAGCTCAGAATATCTGCTCAGGTCTCCATCCACAGACTCAAGGGCGTCATCGCCCATGGCCATGCACCAAGAAGCGCCTGTATGAAAGGCGCACATCACCCGGATGCGGGAATTTGATGAGCTGGTGTTATAGCTCCCGCTCTTTTGAATACCGGGGAATTCTTGGCTCAACAACGTGCCATCGCTTAAGCACAAGACTGAGTTAGACAAGCATTTAAGCCAGCCACTTCTCAGTCTTCTGAGGCAATCGTTGTTGTTCAGGGTGAGACGGTTTCTCACTTCCATCTCGTCCTGAAGCATCCAATCCTGAACGCTCCAGTCGAACCCCGAGCAGTCTGTGGGAATCAAGTGGTTTCTCCACGAGGTAATCACCTCCTCGCTGGGTAATCCCACTTGTCGCGCAAGAACCTCTACAAATTCTTGCACTTGGCTGTCCGTCGACAACCCAAAACCAGGCTTGGAGGGCACCGCCCTCCACAACTCGATCTCGCGCTTGTTTTGGTCTTGAAATAACAAGCGAGCAACGAGTTGGTCCACAAGTGACACCGACATTATTAGTCGGTAACGGCCCTCCTCAAGCTTTGCTTTCTTGTGAGGCTCACCCTTCACGAAAAGTCGGATAGGGTCACATAGGCCGTTTTGCACAAGCTCAACCGGTGTCATGGACTCGAAATCCATCTCCAGCATCTTCTGTAATCGACTGAAGACGAGATGAGTCACGACCGGGAGCAGTTGTGGATCTTCTATCATCCCCCTATGTGTAGGTCTCTTGAGGGAGATGTATGGCACGCCCACTCCTGCATCTAACTCTAGGGAGCGAATGGCTTCTTCCATTCCTAAAAGGAACGTGCTCCACTCAAGCTTCCCCGACGATGCGATAATCGGGCAGGGGGTGCGTACCGCCTGGTATGCCTGGACAGTCCTGTTTATCACGCGCTCTCTTGCCTGGCTAGACGGGATTTCAGTACCCGCCGCGCGTGATCGCCATCGTCCTGCTTGGAGGATCAATGACGTGAGTTCGGCTTCCGCGCCGAACTGGGGCCAACCGAACCCCTCTGTTTTGGTCGCCAGGTATGGGTGTTTCCTGACGAGCTCCCTCCCGAACTCCGGCTCCCCTTTCTGTTTTGCGAAGTAATATTTGGGGAGGCGGCCAACGGTTTTGAAACCGGGGGCTTCGGAGGGCGCTGGGTTTTCACTCCAGCGATAGAGGGAGGCGAAGTAGGCGCAGTATTCTTCTGCTTGTTGCGCCTTTGTCTTCGCCGGGGCTTGGTGGTCTTGGTCGACACCCTGTCGATCACCGCTTTCTCGATGGAAGCGGTGTCGATCTTCGCCACCACCGCCTTTACAATCGCTTCCAGCATAGAACTGGAGCTTATATCCGTATCGGTTGTAGGGGTGTTTGAGGCGTGTGAGGGTGCGACCTTGCCGGTTGGTTCGCGGTCGGTGCCGCGCCTGGCGTTTCCCGACCGTTTTGCAGAAGACTCGGGATGAACGCGGGGTGCAGCCTCGGGATCAAAGTCTAGATCGTCTACGAGGTCTGACCAAACCTCTTTACCCTTGGAGCGCAGGTTAGCTATGAATTTCATAGTGCGCTCTGTAGCCTTCAGAGCCTCCTCATAGATAGAGGAGGTGAACACCTTTCCCTCCGGTGCAGTCGTTTCCAACTGATAATCGGGGATGGTGAGGCCGGGTATGGGCAAGATGGGGAGCATAGCATTGTGATTGTCCGTTAAAGACGCTCCCAAGTGGATGCCCACGAGGTTCTTTCCAACAAAATAACCTGCTCCAGAATCGCCCTCATCTGTATTAGAGAGGACTTGCAGGGCATATTTGTTGGAGTGAGCCGGGCTAACAATTTCGCCTATTTGGGCGTATCGTTGAAACCACTCCCCATTAACGTACCTGTAGTGAGATGCGCTGCCTTTGCGTATCAGGTACATTGGGGTTGCTGCCACGGCTTTGCAACCAAGAAGAGACTCCCATTCCATAGGCCCTTCAAAAAGGGCAAAATCATTCTTAACATCAACGCACAATGGTTTGAATGCGTTGATAGGAATCCTGTTCTTGGTTTTAGTACTAACAACGAAACCTTCGTGCTTCCGGCAATGTGCTGCCGTGACCAAAGCATTGGTTCCGTTGTATAGTCTTATGCAGGTGGCATAACCTGCATGACTGCCATCATCCCAGGCCATCAACAACTGAGAATCGCGGGGTGGTTTCATGTGTATGTCATGAGTGACAAACCCCTTGACAGCCATCTCGGGTTTAATTCCTGAAAATGGCTTGAAGAACACTGTTTTGAAACAGGTCCATGGCAGTTTTATAATTGCTACTATTAATGCGGCGATCAGGGAGACCAACCAATCTCCTAAAACAAACCGCAATGTCCGGATGGAAATTTTCGTTAATAAACCCAGACATAATAGCAGCAAAGCGTGCATCGTCCACTGCGTAATAAAACGCCAAGCTGTGTAGAATATCGCGAAGATCACGAAGGACCACACGCGGATCAACAGCTCGAGGACGCCTTCGAACAAGATAAGAGTCGTCTTGTTGAAAGTCTCGCACGCATATTGCCAAGAATGTTGTAAAATAATATCTCCCTCTTGACAATATTTCTGGGTGTCGCTCAACAGCAACTCCCAGAGCCCGAGAGCGAGTGCGGAGTAAGTTCTCTCGACGTACTGCTCTGTCTTCGCGGGCGGTGTGGGGGGCTCTAAAAACCCTCGGTGTTCCACCGAGGTCTGATTCCACGGTAACTCCCAAGAGATTGGAAAATCTAAGGAGTGCTGCCCGGTTAAAACGCCAGGCATCGTGGAGGTCGACCCCACACAGGACAAAAGGAAGAAGAAAAATAAAACTACAGAGCTGGTCATTGCTACTGTAGACATTCTGGCACAGATGGTAGAGGAGGGCGAGATTAAAGGCTTCGAGTCTTTGTGGGAGGCTTTCGTCCTCAAAAGTGAGTTGCAAAGCTCCGGATCCCAACGGCACAGTGACAAACATACAACGAGTGGTTTCTGTTCGTTGTTTAAAACACTGGCACTCGAAAGCTACTCGTTTGAACTGTGATAGTCCCTCCTGAATTCTTTTGT